GAAAGATACTCCTATCTTTTCAAACAATTGTCTAATTGTAATTATTACAGCTTGATTATAAAATATATCTCTTTCTTTTCTTGATATTAACATTGCTGTTGTGGCATCATACATTTTTTGGTTTAAATACTTTTCTATAAGTTTCCATCCCGGATGTCCTGCTAAACCTTCAAGCATCTCACCACATTGCACATCAATTTCTGCTGCTTGTTTTTCTGTTAATTCTTTCTTTTTTCCTCTTGGCATTTACATTCCCTCTCCTGACCTTATCATTTCCCCAAGTCCTTGTGTTGGAGAGCCAGTACCAGATGAGGCAGGGGGTACTACGTTAGTAGCGACCTCACCTGATTGTGTTGTGGGTTTAGCTTTACTGGCTCTAATGTTGTTTTCTGCTTCTTCTTGCTGTCTATTCATTCTTCTAGCAGCTTCTTGTTTGTCTTTAAGTACTTTTAATTTAGGTAACAATAAATCTATATGGTCAAAATCCATTAATTCCGCTATTCTCTTTACAACTTCTTGTATATCTCCTACAGGTTCCATTTGTGGTTTACCATCTTCACTCTGTATCTGTTGTCCACTTTCATCTGTTGCAGGAACTACAGCAGTTGCTAATATCTGTAAGAACTCTAATAAGTTTCTAAGTTCAACTTGCTTCTCTGAGAACACTGTTACACCACGTGGTATAAAATCTGGGTCTCCTGCAAGTTGTAAGTCCATCTTAGATATTGTCTTTTTATTAAACAACTTACGCCATTTCTCAGCTCCATCTTTACCTAACACTCTAAATGCAGATTGTTCAGGAAATTTCTGTAAAGCTAACTTATAGAATATCCTTAACATATTTTCCCATGCAGGTTCTAATTCATGTTGGACTATATGTTTAATAGGTTCTGCTGCATTTGCTTGTTGTATTTGTGTTCCACCTAAGGTTTCATGCATTTTAGAATCATCTGATGTAGGTGAAATCGAAGGTACAGCTTGTGATAATTTCATAATACGTTGGTCTAACATATCAATAAGCTTAATTAGTGGTGATAGGGCACTAGCTGCTGCGGTTGTATCTATGAAAGATAATGCTTTTTTAACATCATCAGTCATACTATTTGCAACAAACATTTTTCCCGGATGAGTAATTAGTGTACCGGAAAGTCCGGACATCTGTTCTGGATTAACTATTCCCATTGGATTACATATAATATTAATCGCATCACTTAGTTTATTATGACAATTTACTAATTCCTCTGTCATTGCCTCTATATCTTCACCGGTTCCAATTCCAAATCTTTCTGTAAGCATTCTGTCTTTGCAACTTTCAAAGAATATATTTCCACAATCATAAGGATATCTTTGTGCTCTTATTATAACTTCTCTATTAGCTAAAGTAATAATTGCATCCACATATTTATCTTGATATGGGTTAATTTCTGAGATTTCCTTCATGTCTCCTGTTATTAGAGACTCTGGAACTTCTCCATGATATTCTAATAATTCTACTCTACTATCTGCTTCTGTATCGTCTATAGGGTTAGGTATTCCATCATCCATTAATACGAGAGCATCATCTTCTGCTGGTTGGCTACCAGAAAATTCTAAGTCTTCTATATTCTTATATATACCTAAATCTTCTTGTCTCCTTAAATGACTTATGTAAACGTCTCTTGTCTGAATAATTTTCCAACTATCCAATCCTACTGCTGCTGGGTCAGGGAAGAAATGGAATACATCTAACACTTGCATATCTGCACCATCAAATATAGTCTTTCCTTTAAGGTTAGATTCCTTTCTCCAAGGACACATGGCTGCTGTATATCCATACAATTCAAATTGTTTTAGATATTGTCCCCAAACACCAAAGAATCCACCCTGTTTCTTACCCATATTACGTAACTGGTATTTCATTACATCTTTTAAAATAGGTATCTTTTCTTCATCTTCAAGCTCTCCGGGCTCCATATCAAAGGAGTCCATTCGCTTGCTAAACAGTATATTCATATAAAGAGGAACTTTAACTCTGGCAATCTCTTTTAATGTAGATGTGGTATAGTTTGCCTGCCAATCTTCTTTAACCTCAGAACGTGTTCCTTTATATGATAAGAAAAAGTTTCTCCATCTCTCCTGATATGGTTCCATTCCTTCTCTACCATATTTGAATTTTTCAAGTACATATTGTTTAAGTTTTTCTTCCTTTGAATATTCTTTAATTTCTTCTTTTATATCTTTATTCTGAGTTAATCTCAAAAATTCTGCTGTTGCCATTATTACTCCTTATGCACCACTGTATCTATTTGAATGAGCCCGAACATAGTCTAAACTATTGGTATACTCATCATATGGTTTCATTATAATTCCTGACTTCTTAGCCATTGCAAAATATCTCATAGCATCTGAACCATGTGAATGCTCATCATGTTTAGGTGTGCTCATCCATACTTTATTAGTTTTATTCCATGCTTTTGTGTAATTTTCTAAATGACTAATTAAGTCTTTGCAGTTCTTTTCATCAAACCAACATCTGTTCATAACTGTTCTAACTGCTTGTATTCCATCTTGAACACCACTTCTTTTAAGTGGTTGCATATATAATCCTAAACTTCTTGCTATCTGTATAGTAGATTTACCACCGGCAGCAAATTGCTTTGCTTTTGCATCGTGTGGTACGTAATGGTTTCCATAGTAAAACTTTCTAGTTCTACGTTTCTCCCACAATACATTACAATAAAAATCTACTCCTTCGCCCATACCTTCATAGAAGTCAATAATATGGTATTCGTTTCCTGTTTGTTGAAAGAATATAATTGAGGTAAAGTCATCTACACCTATATCCCATGCAGTGTGTACAGGTAATGACCTATCATACATAACACTACGAATCCTATGTTCACTTCTAGCTTCTTCCATGAGTTTAGCATAATAAGCTCCTGCTGTACCCATTCTAAAGGAACAATAGTATTCTTGTTGTATAAATTCTTCATCCTTGCCTTGTGCTCTTAATTGGTCTATCTGATGCTGAGTTATTACTCTATCACCATTAGATTTTCTAGTTTGGTCAATAGTACGAAGCATAGTAAACCAATTATCTTGTTTTTTGGCAAATTCCCATAAATAATATCCATGATTCTTGCCATTAGGAGTGTATAAGAATTTAGCCCATCCACCATTCTCTAATAGAATAGGTTCTATTGTGTCCCATGCACGTGGGTCTTGTAGAGCGTATTCTGAGAAAGTAGCACCAATGCAGTTGGTTCCCCGGATAGCATCAAAGTTATCCGTACCAATTAGCTGCATAATACTACCATTAATAAACTCAATCTTCATTTCTGTGGAATTTACTTTTTTGATGATTTCTGGTGGGAAGTAACTGATGAATTTACGAGCAGGTATCTCACCTGTCATGCCATCCCATATAACCTTTTTAGCTTGAGCAAAGGTTGGGAATAAATAGTAATAAACACCAACACGTTGCATTACTGCACGTGCCATGTCATTTACAGCGGTTAAATCTTTTCCTGCACGTCTATGCAGAATGTAAATCTCACGCAGATATCCAAGTTCCCTTGCTGTTAACATGGGAATTTGGTATTCACGTGGGATAAAATTGTAGGGTAATAGTATGTCCATTATTTGGCAAATCGACTTAGGTTCGAACTAAGAACTTTGGTTTTGGAGACCAACGTTTTTCCAATTGCTACTACCGACTTGCATATTCTCCGTTCTTATTCTATGACAGTTGGCACATAATGGAATACATTTAGCGATTTCTTCGAATACTCTATCTAAACTATATCCAACAAAACTACATACGCTTCCATCTTTACTTTTTAAATGATGAAAGTCACAGCATTCTGGATGTTTATTAAATGACATTCCGCAATCTGTACAGAATAATGTTTTTTTATAATTATTAAAAACTTCTCTTATTGCTCTTTTTCTTTCTTTTTGTTTAGCTATTTGTTTATCTTTATTATTGTAATACCATGCTCTTCGATATTCTCTCATTTTTTCTATGTTTCTTATTCTCACTAGTTAAAATCTATTTCTCTTGTGGCATGTTCAAGTTTCCAAGTGCCATCTTTGTTTTTTCCTTTATCTACCATTTCGTCTCTGAGACCATTTCTAAATTTTGCAAAATCTTCTACCATTTTTGCTATAGGTTGTTTGATA